AAACGGAGCTTATAACGGAGACAACAATGAGTGAAGAATCATTACTAGACGAGGCAGTAGCCTCAAGTGAAGTAGCGGATACGAACGCAACTTCAGAAGCAACAACAGAAACAACAGAACCAACGATTGATGATACTGCATGGTATCTTTCAGAAGGTGTAGCAGGTGAGGGAGAAACACCAGAGTGGTTTAAGTCAGGTAAATATCAGACTGTAGAAGAACAGGCAAAGGCTTATTTAGGTTTAGAATCTAAACTAGGTTCATTTACTGGTGCGCCATCAGATGGATATGAGACAGTTATTCCTGAAGGACTAGAGGTAGAGATTCCATCAGATGATCCACTACTAGCTAACTTCAATGACTGGGCGCAGAAAGCAGGCTTATCTCAAGATGCTCATAGTGAGTTACTTGGTGTGTATATAGAAGGCATGATGGGTTCTCAACCTGACATGGAAGCTGAGATGAAGAAGATTGGTCCAGATGCTAACCAAAGAATCACAGATGTTGTTCAGTGGGCGAAGGGTACTTTAGATCAAGGTGAGTTTGAGACACTACAATCTTTAGCTACTACTGCTGACGGCTTCAAGTTGTTAGAAAGAATGAAGTCTTTAACAAGAGAGACACAGATTTCAGCACCTGATACAGCAAGACCTGCCAACTCAGTTACTAAAGAAGCTTTATATGATCTAATGGCGGATGAGAAGTACCAATCATCAGCAGCATTTAGAGATGAAGTTAAACAGAAGTTTGATGACTTCTTCGGTAAAGAACCTGCAAAGACAATTAGACAGTAAATAATTAATACTTGACTTAACTTTAAGTTATAATCAAGCCACAGATACCCGTTAATCGGCCTGTATGAGTAGTTTAAGCGCCTCTAAAGCGCTAGATTCGAACCCATATATGGCCACTTTGAATCGAGAAAGTAAGATAATTTTTTTATTCATAGGAGATTAACATGTCAGTTAATTTAAGTTCTTCGGCATCAGCACAGTTTGACGCAGAAGTAAAACATGCCTTTCAAGGCGCAGGTAAATTACGTGATACAGTACGAGTTCGTACAGGCGTAGTAGGTGATACACATAACTTCCGTACTATGGGCAAAGGCACAGCTGCTGCTCGTGGTACTACTCAATCAGACGTTACAGCAATGGACGTTTCACATGCTAAAGTTGCATGTACTCTTGCTAACTACGTTGCACCTGAGTACACAGACATCTTTGATGCTGCTGAAGTAAACTTTGACGAGCGTACAGAACTAGCAGGTACTATTGCTGGTGCTTTAGGTCGTAGAGTTGATCAGTTAGTATTAGATGCTCTTGAAGCTGTTACTTCACCGCCTGCTATTGCAAACGGTGGTACTAACATGACTTTGGCTAAGATTACAGAAGCTGCTTCTAAACTAAATGATGCTGGTGTTCCGATGGAAGGCCGTGTTATGGTTTGTTCTGCTGCTGCAATTGAGTCAATGATGAACAACACAACTATCACTTCACAAGATTACAACGCACTACGTGTATTGATGTCAGGTGAAATGAACACATTCATGGGCTTCGAGTGGAAGATGATCGAAACTCGTTCTGAAGGTGGCTTAGTTGTTGCTTCTAACATCCGCTCTTGTTGGGCGTACCATAAATCAGCTGTTGGTTTAGCTGTAGGTATTGATGTTTCTACTGAAGTTAACTATGTACCTGAGAAGGTTTCTTGGTTATCACTAGGTAAAGTTAAAGCTGGTGCGGTAGTTGTTGATAAGACAGGTACAGTACAAGTTGATATTGACGAAACTGCGTAAGTTGCGTTAAGACTGGCCCTTTTCACGAGGGGCTTTTCTTAAAATAATTTAGGAAGAGAACATGTCAGCAGTTAAAAACTATACAGATATTGACATTGCATCAAATGCTTTATTGTTAATCGGTGAAAGCCCAATTGCTTCATTTACCGAAGACACAGTAGCAGCGCTTATTGCAGCCAACCTATACTCTTCAACATTTGAGAGTCTATTAACACTTCATCCTTGGCGCTTTGCTTCTACTAAAGCTACATTATCAAGACTAACAGCAGCACCAGTTAATCAGTGGAAGTACGCATATCAATTACCTGCTGACTTCTTAGTAGCTCAACACATAGACGAAGGTAACGATAATTACCAGATCTATGCTGATAAGCTATATTCAGATAATACAACGATGGTTCTTGATTACACATACAAACCTGATGAGTCATTCCTTCCTGCTTACTTCACACAGCTATTAGAATTAAGACTAGCATCAGTATTTGCTATTCCTATTACTGAGTCTGCTACTCGTGGTGACTACTACGCAGGACTGGCAGAAAAACAATTACAAAGATCTAAGACTATTGATTCACAATCTACACCATCAATTGGCCCACCAGCCTTAGAGGGATCTAGATTAATTAATTCGAGGTACTAATGGCTAAAGCAATTGCATCTCAAGCATCATTCATTGCTGGAGAGCTTGATCCAAGACTAGCAGCAAGGATTGATACTGAGAGTTATACTAAAGGTGCTGAAACATTAACTAATGTTATTTGCCTAGGCCAAGGTGGCGTTAAGCGCAGACCTGGTATGAAGTATATTGATACAGTTACAGAGTCATCAGTACGTCTAGTTAGGTTTGAGTTCAATGTTACGCAGACATATCTTTTGGTGTTCGTTGATTCTAAGATGTACATCTATAAAGATGGCGTATTACAGACTAATATCAACGGAACTGTTTATGATTATCTAACAGTGCCTTATAGCATATCTGAGATTAAAGAGATCAACTGGACTCAGAGTGCTGACACTTTGATTATCTGTCATAACGACTATGTACCTAGAAAGATTGTGCGTGGTGCTACAGATACAGACTGGACTATTAGTTCAATGACGTTTACTTACTATCCAACCCATGACTTTAATAGGGATTATGATGGTGCTACATTTACTACACCTGCATCAGCTAAGGTTGTGGGCGATGTTATTACTATCTCATTAGATGCTGGCCATAATCCTGTAACAACAGAACATGTAGGTGGTATGTTTGAAGGAAACGCAGGTGTTGTTAGAATTACATCAGTTGACACTACATCAGGCGCACAAACACTCACAGGCACAGTATTACAAGAATTTACAAACACGAATACCATTAGTGGTGTTGATGCTTCACTAGAAGAGCCAGTATGGACAGCAACACATGGCTACCCTGGCTCAGTAACATTCCATGAATCAAGACTATGGTTATCTAATTCAACTGCACGCCCTCAGACATTATGGGGATCAGTGACAGGTGACTTCTTTAACTTTGATCGTGGCTTTGGTGATGCAACAGATTCAATTGACATTACGATGGACACAGACCAGGTTAATGCGATCTACCATCTAGTATCGGGAAGACATTTACAGATCTTTACGTCTGGTGGTGAGTTCTTTATTCCAGATCGTCCTATCAAGCCTGCATCAGTGGGCGTGTTACGTCAGACAAGATTCGGAGTTCTCAAGGCTGTACCACCTATTAACGTAGATGGCGCTACAATGTTTATTCAAAGGAACGGCAAGCAGGTTCGTGAGTATTTATTTACTTATACCGAAAACTCGTATGTCTCCACAGAGGTGAATTTGCTTGCCCCTCATCTTATTAATTCACCTGTATCTATGGCAGCACAAACTGGTGATGTTGATAACGAAGGAAACTACTTATATATCGTTAATGCAGATGGTACAGTAGCTGTGTTTATTACTAATAGAGCAGAATCAGTAACAGCTTGGACCAGGTTTACTACAGATGGCGATATCAAAGACGTTGCAGTAGTAGAAGATGTGGTGTACTTCCATGTGAAGCGAACTATGAACGGCTCTACTATCTATACAATTGAAGCGCTTGATAATAATACTTATACAGACTCAGCAGTGCATGTGGTTAATAGTCCAGCATCAGCAACAGTTACAGGCTTAGATCATTTGAACGGTCAAGAGTGTAGAGTGAGAGCAGATAGTTCAGTGATGGACA